GTGTGACGGTCAGCTATATTAGCGTAGGCTGCAAGTGCAGTCGAAACGGGAGTCAGCTACTTAAATGTAGTGGAAGATATGACCTAATCTGTAAAGTGATTTACAGCAGCTTATTAGCGGGAAGATATTAACGACATCTTCTGAATATTATGGCAGGTTCTGGAAAGAGCTTTTTAGCTCTTTTGTATTGTTTACAGTTTGTTCACGATCCTAATTTCAGGGGCGTGTTTATTCGTCAGTCCTCTACACAGCTTACACAAGCAGGGGGACTTTGGCAAGAGGCACAATCCCTTTATGGTAAATTCGGTGGTGTTTCAAAACAACATCCTCATTTGGTAATAACGTTTCCAAGTGGAGCACAAATTCAATTCAAAGTATGTAGCGCAGACAGGGATGTTAAAAACTTTGATGGTGGTCAATATAGTTTTGTATGCTTTGATGAAGCACAGTGGCATAGTCAAAAGCAAGTAAGCTACCTAGAATCTCGTATCCGTTCTAGGGCAAAAGGGCCACATAGATTAGTATGCACTTGTAATCCACATAAAGATTCTTTCTTATTAAAATTTGTAGAGTGGTATCTAGACCCTGATACGGGAATACCTATTGCCGAGAAATCAGGAACAGAACGATATTACGCACAAGTAAGTGGAGAATATGTCTTTGGGGATACTGCTGAAGCTATTATAGAAAAATACCCTACAGCAAAACCGCAAACATATTGCTTTATTAGTGCCACTATCTATGACAATCCTGTAATTATAAAATCTAATCCAGAGTATCTGGAACGATTAGAAAACTTAACAAGAGTTGAAAAAGAACGTTTGTTACTCGGTAGTTGGTACGCCAGAGAAGTTAACTCCTGCTATTTCAGAAGAGAATGGTGTACGGTAGTTGATTATGCACCTGTTGACAATCAGATTGTGGTAAGGGCATGGGATTTAGCATCAACCCTTCCAACAGAGTCTAATCGTGATCCTGACTATACCGCTGGTGTTAGAATCTCCAGAGATAAGTATGGTGTGTACTATATTGAAGATGTGTACAGATTCAGAAAATTAACAGATGGAGTAATTAAAGGGATTATAGACACGGCAAGGGCAGACGGAATTGATAGGTGCCAAGTAGTTATACCTAAAGATTCTGGGGCAGGCGGCGCAATCGCTAATGCTTTCTTTATAAGAACATTGGCCGAGGCAGGTATAGCTGCAAAGAGTGCTAAAATCAGTGGGCATGTGGGTAAAATCCAGAGGTTCTTACCGTTTGCTGCTCTGGCAGAATCTGGTGCAGTAAGAGTCGTAAAAGCACCTTGGAATGATGAATTCTTCAATGAATTAGAAGGGTTCAATGGTGGGCGCTCTGGTCACGATGATATGGTGGACGCTACAGCAGACGCCTTCAATTCTATAGCCAAATCAATACAAATCCCAACATTTGTATTACCAAACTATTCTAAACAAAGTATTTCAAGTAAATTGAGTACAAATTAGCAAATAATTATTGACAAAATAATTATGCGATGTAATATGTTCAAATAAAAGGATTATTAATGGAAACTGACAAAGCATTACAGCCAGATTCTGATTCTGTAATCCCTCGTATTAAACTGTCAGAGTCTGGCACAACAGGGCTGGCAGTTAGTAATAAGAAAATTTACGAGGAAGCTAACAGGCTTTTTCAATACCCTCAATTCGTTAAAGTTGTCAATGAGATGCGTAATGACGCAACAGTGGCAGCTAACCTATTAGCATATAAAACACTAATTGGTAGAGTTGAGTGGAGCGTGAAATATCCTGTAGGAGCTACAGAAGCACAGATTAAACGGGCTGATTTTATTGCATCCTGCATGAAAGACATGGAGCACTCTTGGAGCAGCTTCATTACAGAAGTTACAAGCTATCTCGAATATGGCTTTGCCATCCATGAGAAAGTATTTAAACGTCGTCTTAAAGTAAATGGTTCAAGATTCAATGATGGTCTAGTTGGATGGAAGAAACTAGCTCCACGTAGTCAATCTACTATCTCTGATTGGAAGTTTTCTGACGATGGTAGAGATTTAGAAGCTATTGAACAAGACCTACGAAATATTAATAGCACAGCTAAGTTTACTCTAGCAGATGCTGGTAATTCAAAAGTAACAATTCCTCGTAAGAAATTTCTACTATTCACTTGTGACAGTACAAAAGAAAACCCTGAAGGTAGGTCACTGCTAAAAGGTGCTTACGTAGCTTATAAGAAACTAAATCTATTGCAAGATCAACTAATGATTGGTGTTGCTCGTGACCTTGGTGGCGTACCCGTTAAATATAGCGGCTTTAAAAAGTAATTTTTATAGAAAACTTCTCTAATTCAGGGGAAGCCCGAAACAGGTGATGCTGTGGGTAATCCTGAGCGAAGGTTAAATTATCAAGAATCTCCGAAAATTCAGTAGGAGGTATAATGGTAAAGAAAGAAATACAAGGATCAAAAGGCTATTTGATTTCAGAATGTGGGAAAGTATTCAACAAAAATGGTTTATTAATGTCTACAGTTATTAACGTATGTGGATATGAAAAACTTGGTATCAGGATGTTGGATGGTTCTAGGAAATGGTATGTTGTTCACAGATTGGTTGCTGCTGCATTTATTCCTAATCCAGAGAACAAACCACATATTAATCACATAGACGGTAATAAACAAAATAATCACATTACCAACTTGGAATGGTGTACACCAAAAGAAAATATGTACCACGCTACCTATGTTTTAGGTAGGGGTCTTGGTGAAAACAATCCATGTAGTAAGATAAATTCTAGTCAAGTACATGCAATATGTAAACTACTGGCAGATGGGTACACAAGAAAAGAGGTTGCTGAAGCAATCGGTGTCACTGCTGGTATGGTTAGTCAAATGAGACAGAAGGCATGTTGGAAAAGTATAACAACACAGTACACTTTCCCAAAAAGATCGAGAATAATCTCCGACGAAACTGCAAGATGGATATGTAACAAAATTGCAGAAGGTAAGACAACTCGTGAAATACTTGATGAAGCAACAAACCCTAAAATTAATAAATGTCTAGTAAACGACATTCGATGGGGTTATATCTATAAAGATATATCTAAAGATTATTTCTAAATAATAGATTCTTGGTAATTTAACAACGTGCAACGACTATCGAAACCACACCTAATAGGTGGGAGGGAGTAGAGTAGGGTCAAGTGACCCGAAACGGGAAGAACCCTTAATGGGTTATGATATAGTCTGTTCTTCATGGAAACATGAAGCTGTTCACTTTTGGGATAGTGAACGAAGTGTAATTAACGACTACACTTGAACACATAAGATTCAGTTTACACCCACGTTATCTTGACCCTAATGCAAGCCCTGAAGATAAAGCTGTAGCAGACTCTTTCCGCCAGATTGGTGAAAACCTTACAACTGGTGCTCAAGGCTCTGTTGTAATGCCTCTATTGTATGACCCTGAAAGCAAACAACCAATCTTTAAGATGGAATTGCTAGAGTCTAAAGGTGGTAAAGCCTACGATGTTCCAGCAATCTGTAAACAGCTTCAGGATGATATTGCTGCTGCTATGTCATGCTCAGTATTAAGACTAACAGGTAACTCTCCAGATAACTATTCAGTAGGTACTGGTAAGACTAACCTAATGGCGTTACATCTAGCATACCGCCTTAAAGAAATCTCTGACGTAATCAACAATGATTTGATTCCTCAGACATTCGCTTTAAATGGTTGGAATGACACAGAATTTCCAGAGATTGTATTTGGTGACTTTGATCGTCCAGCAATGGAAGAATTCTCTAAGATGCTTCAACGTGTAGCTTCTGTTGGTATGGTAGAGTTTGATCGTCCAACAGCTAACCTTATCCGTGAGTACATCGGTGTGCCTATTAAGCCTGAAGATGAAGAGATTGACAAAGAGTCTCTAACAAATCAGGGTAACGGTGGTTCCAAATCTGGTCAAGGGTTTGCTTCTCCATCTGGTGAAGGCACTAGAAAAACACCTTCTGGTAGGGACAATTCGAGTGACAATGTTGAGAACAGCGCATAGAAAGTTATAAATGATTAAGAAAAATAGCGTAATGCGCCTTACAAACATGGCGTATGACACACCACATCTTATCACAACCCACTCCTTAGATAAAATGTTATCTTACCTAGACCTTCGCAATGAGGGTTTAGCTCCTATGTTTATTAAGGATAATGACGACGATTCTACATCATCTGAAGAGAAAAGTAAACTAGATAATGGATTTGGTTATGTAAAGGTAGATGGAGCTATCACCTACAAACCTGTAATGGGAGCTTGTGGAGAAGTTAAAGGTACATCTTACGTTGGTCTACTAAGCTCTATAGAAGAGCTTGTTGAAGAGGGTGTAAAGACCATTGTAGTAGATTTCTCTACCCCCGGCGGGATGGCAACGCACAGCTTCCAAACAGCATCCGAGATTAGAACACTAGCAGATACGAACGGTGTAGAACTGGTAGGGTATGTTGATGAGATGGCTTGTAGCGCAGGGTATCTACTAGCCTGTATCTGTGATGAAGTGATTGCCAATCCAGATGCTATTACTGGCTCTATTGGTGCAGTAGTTGCGCTTACAGATGTCTCTAAAGCAATGGATAATGCTGGCGTAAAGCGAGTATTCATCACATCAGGTTCAAGCAAAGTACCTTTCGCAGAAGATGGCAGTTTCAAACAAGAATTCCTAACAAAAATTCAAAAAGATGTTGATATGCTGAATGATAAATTTGCAGAGCATGTTAGCAAATACACAGGTTTAGCTGTTGAAGATATTAAAGCATTAAACGCTGAAACTTTCAATGCTGATGAAGCCTTAGAAATCGGTCTTATCAATTCTATTATGACCAACTCAGAATTTGCAGCATATATTTCTGCAAAACACAAAGCAAAAACTAAAGGAGCAATTAATGCTTGATCGTCTTAAGAAACAGTTAGGTATTGTGGATGCTGTAGCTTCCCCAGAACTAGCTGAAATTCAAGAACAACTAGCACAGCTACAGAGTCAGTTTGAAGGTGTTCAAGCTAATCTGTCCGATGCTGTAAATACTATCACAACTTTGTCAGCCGATAAAGCAAATCTTGAATCTGCTCTAGCAACTGCTATTGAGCATAGTCAAAAACTAGAAGCTGATGTGAAAGAAGCTGCTGAGAAACAACTAGCAGCAAAACTAGAAGCTCGTAAAGCAAAACTAGAAGCTACCATTGGTAGTGAGAAAGTAAATGCTGTATTTGAAGCTACTAAGGAATTAGAAGATGCTGCTTTCAATGCTGTTGTTGCAGCGATGGCTACATCTGTCGAAGTAGAGGCTCAATCAGAGCTATTTAAAGAAGCAGGCGTAGCAGGTGATGCAGAGCCAGCAAAAGAAATGACAGCAGAAGAACGTATTCTTCGCGCTAAATACAACGTTAAATAAGGAAATAAAATGTCCGTAATTGCAACAGATTACAGCCACTACAGCAATCTAGTTAAGAAAAGTGACAGTGATTCTACTGAACTCTTTCACGACGTTATCACTGTAAATGAAGCTGCTCAAAAATCCTATGTAGTTGGTACTTGTCTTGGTAAAGTTACTGCAACTGGTAAATGGAAAATCTCTGTACAAAATGCTGCTGATGGTTCACAAAATGTATTGGCAGTAGTGGTTGGTGATTCATTCGGTACTGCTGCTCCTTTCACTGTAGCCGCTACTACTGACACAAAAGTATTGGCTATTACTCGTGGTAAAGTAGTTTTAAGCAAATCTGCCCTAGTTCTTGATGCAACCTTTGACCTAGATGCCGAAAAACAAGCTGCATATGACAGCCTAAAAACTGTTGGCATTCTTGTAGACGCTACTGTTTAATTAATAAGGAAAATAATAATGTTAACTCGTAGTTTTGGCGCTAATGGTCAGTTTCAAATTGCTGACTGGACAGAAGAACTTAATGTAATCCCAAATACTTATACCA